CTTCCGATCTCTTACGTCCTGCCTGAGATTACTTCGTAATCGAATTGGGGGTACAGTTAAACAGGCAACACCGCAAGGTGTGAAAGCAACAATCCCCAACTTAGTCGTCGGTAAAACTTTAAACCTTCGTCTTCGTACAAAAGCGTTACAGGGGTACAAGCTTGGGTTAGCATTTATGCTACCCTTGCTTAGTACACAGGAGATCCGTCGAGTGATACAGAGTATTCACTCTGTACACACTAGATGGATTAAAACCATAGATTGAGTACATTTAGCATATTGTCTTAAGAGGGACTACCTATTAATGAAAAATTTAACATTAATAGGCATTATCACCCCCGCTAACAATGGAGGATTTTGACGTAAGAGTACACCAGAAGGTGTACCCTTATATCTAAAATCACTCATTAGTAAGTGGGCAAGTATATCATCTTTCGACAAAGTACTTGTACTCACATATATGCGTTTGTATCGTTCGCTGGAATCTCCAATACGTGTAAACACTTCCACCATCACCTTACCTCCAAAAGAGGGGGTCGATGCGGCGGTTGATGCACTGATAGACGAGATTTCAGTAGTCTGAAAACAAGTAGGGATTGGCCTTCACATATCAAAAGCCAGTTATTCTACTGACATTGATCATCTCTTCAACTTCTCCCCTGGTCTGAATAAGATCATGGGATGGTTGAGTGCCGGTTCAATAGGGAAGGGCCCATTACGAGTCATTCTCGAAATTGCAGCGATCTGGTCTGATAAAACTCAGATCAGGTCGCTAGACAGTTTTGTCATCAATTTTCGTAAAAGTATCAATCTGATAGATATGACACAAGGTATTAAAACACCAAGTGAATTATTTAACTGATTGGGACTTAGACGTCTTGATGACTTGACTAGTCTTCCATTCTACACTAATTCCATCAAGAAGAATCCATTGACTTCACGTCGATTGGTATTCTTCTCTGATGGGATTGGAAAAGTGCGAATGATTGCAATTGCGGATTGAATCACGCAAGGGGTCCTTTCTCCGTTGCATCATATTATGTTCTCTCGTCTCAAGTTACTTGAAACGGATTACACATATGATCAACTTAAATCTATTGAAAAGGCGAAAGAGTGATACAAGGCCGGTAAGAGTACCTGGTCCTTTGATCTGTCTGCAGCCACTGATCGCTTACCCATCCTTTTACAAGGATGAGTTTTACATTTATCAGGACTAAACATTGAGGCTTGTAAGGCTTGATTGGAAATCATGATCGGTACACCCTTCATAACTCCATCCGGTGATAGTATTAACTATAACACTGGACAGGGTATGGGTTTGTACTCTTCATGATCTTCAATAGCTTACTTGCATCATGTATTAGTTCGATTGGCAGCTCATCGCGTTGGTATTCGAAACTTCAAGGATTATATAATCCTTGGAGATGACGTTACCATCGCAGATGAACTAGTTGGAAAGGAGTATGTTAAAATCATAACATCAATTGGTGTCG